ACGAAACGTCGAGAGTGGATCGAGGATTATTGTCTGCAGTTAGCAGCATATGCAATGGCGCATAATTTTATTTACCGGACACAAATTACCAAAGGTGTGGTTATGATGTGTAGCAAAGATAATTATTACCAAGAGTTTATTGTAGAAGGTAAAGAGTTCCAACAATATAAATTTAACTTTTTGAGGAGGGTTGATGAATACTATAAAACAAGAGATGCAAAGACTAAACAGGATAGCTAATCTCTGTAATAAGACGGAAGGTGAGATGAAAGAGATGTGGAAGCAAAAGTGGCATGAATTAGTCAAAAATGTGGCAAGGAGGTTAGATGAGTCTAAGGTTGAGAGATCTACAACAGATTCTAGGAAAATTCACTGACGGCAACAAAGGCACCGCTATATCTGATTGTTTTGTTTATGTAGAGAACGATCAAGGTGGGTTGAATGAGATTGGTAGAATAGAATTACAAGAGAGCAGATTAATAGGTAAAATAAATAGTTCAGCAGCTTGGCGTGTTGTTCTTAAAAAGGATAGGAAAACGACCCAGCTGCAGTCTACGACGTATAAAATATGATGGAATCCCTTGGGAATGGGGTGGAAGCGAGAGTGGAAGCCCCTTAAAATATGAAAAAAGTTGTAATACAAAGTGATAATATCACCCAAAAGCAGTGGTCTAACCTTATTTTAGAGCTAAACCTGATGCGCAAAGCGTGGAAACCCTACGCCAAAATACAGATAGTGGGTCGTGGTGTTAAAAAGATAGTAAAACATGGTACAAAACGATATGGAATTTAGAATAGTTCTAATGTGCCACGCTATAGTGGAATATTTGGGCAAATTTTTTTTTCAGTCATCAAAAAAAACTCGTGGCACAGGTGGCACAGAGGCAAAAATAGGTTAAAAGTGTTGGTATTAGCGAATAATAGGTGTGCCACGACGTTGAATTATGGTGGCACAGCGTGGCACAAATGGCGTATTTATTAGCTTTTTTGCAATTATGCCTTGGCACACTATCCTATTCGGCGCGCGCGACCTTTTTTATTTTTTTAAAAACTTTTTTGCCCAAATATTCCCCTATAGAGTATATATTGAATTATGAGACGTCCAAAGAAATCTAAATACAAATCAGTTGTTATCAAAAAGAAACGATATTACTTCTATGAAATCTTATGGGAGGATATCACGGCTGACGGAGGGCATGCTACTGCCTTTGAATTCATGGGTTTTATGCCTAGCAGAATGATAACTAGGGCGTATGTATTTGAAAAAGATAATAAACACGTAAGAACCTTTGCATCTTATGAAGAGAATGAAGAGTTATTTTCTGATAGAAATGTATTCCCAAAATCGTGTATAATTAAAATGGAAAAAATAAGTGAAAAATAAAACACTAACTAAAAATATGCCCAACGTAAAATGGAATGCAATACCTCCAGTGCGTGGGCCTAATCCACAGGGAGTAAATAATGCAATACGAACCAGTAATAAACAAATGGTCAGTAGTAAAAAAGTTTCCAAGAAAAATGTTTAGTAGACTTATTTCTGTTCTGAATGATTATCAGGGCTTGTTAGTTCTTTTGATTCTACTAACTCTTCTTCTGGGGTAATATTAATTAAAGTTTTGTGATCTTCTAAAATTTGATTCATCTTAGCTTCTAATTCTTTCTCAGACATATTATCTAAATTACCAGACAAGACTAACTTTTGATCTACATATAAACCACCTGCCTTACCTCTAGCTATCTCCGCGTTTATGGCTGCAGACCACGCGCCCTTCGCTCGCGCGTCCTCTCGTAGCTTCGCTAGTTCCCCGATGTGTTTCTCAAATGTGATGCCATATTTTTCTTGTATCTCTGCTCGCAACTCACCAATATATTTTACAACCAATGGTGCAATTTTAGGATTTCTTAACTCGCTCGCAGCCTGTCTCGGTCTGGTCTTGTATCCAGCCTCATAGGCACACTCGCTTGGACTCTTGCGCCCTTCGTTGTACACCAGCAATTCTGCAAATTTAATCTGTCGTTCTGTAAGTTTTTTAGGTAGACCCATAGCTTGTGCTCTTATCGTAATATATCGTATATGTCCAGATAATTATGTTATTCGTTTGGATTTTCGTAATAATGTTTTTGTTGTTTGTTTTCTATTTCTAAATACTTATTAAAGATTTTATGTAGTGTATTATAGTCCTTGTTATCCATTGGGCTATCGGTCAACCAATCTAAAATCTCGTCGAGTTTTGTTGTCATTTCTTGTAATGTTTTATCTGGATTAATCATCTTGCACCTCATACTCTAACCACCCATTTGCCTCATCAACACCCATCATAAAATATTTTAGCTGCTCTTCGGTTTCAAATCTATAAGTTTTTTTATTATCGGGATCTCTATCTGATCCCCAAATGATAGTTACTTTTTTTCGCTCGTATGCTTCTGCCTTGTTTTTACTATCTCGATAGTCGTGTCCATCATCTCGTTGTGTCATTTTTTATACCATCCTTTGTCTTCAATAAGATCACAAATCGTTTTAAATTCTGCTTTACCATCGTGTTGATCTGCGTCCCAACCTTTTGCATTTATTTTACAAATTTCTAAAACTTTTTTAAGTTTATCTTTGTATGGGTTAACAACTTCAAACGCTCGGTCATAACCCCGCTCGCTCGCTAACTCTTCATCTTCTCTTATTTCTAACCCCGCACTTTCACATTCTTGCATTATACACTCTTCAACTTCAAATGCGGGTGTCATATCATTTATACAAAAATAATGTTCTGGTAGTTTGTATTTTTCTTTTTTCATATTATCCTTTCTGCTCGCTTGTTAATTAAAATGTCCCTCACCCAATGGGTGATCGTCCACTATTACAATATCATAATCTGGATATTCTAATTTCATTTTCCTTATGCTCTCGTTCGCTATCTCGTGAATGTCAATCACTACTTGCTTGTCATCTACATTGACAGCGTGATATACTCTAACCTTTGCCATTATTCCTCATCTCCATTTCTAAATACTCGGTCATATTTTAATTCACATTTTAATTGATATAAAGCGTCCTCAATAAAACCTTCCTCATCAAAGTCAAAAAAAGTCTCATCCTCTTTTACGCCTAATTCTTTTGCTCGTTCACCATCAGCGTCATCATCGCTTGAAAACCCGCAAATCATAACAGAATTTTTTTCCTTCCATTTAAGAAATTCTATATCTTTTTTTAATTTTTTTATTTCTTCGTCTTTTGTCATATTATCCCTTCTGCTCGCTCTCTTGTTCATCTGCGTAAATCAATGGATATTCAATTTGTGATATTCTAGTATTACCATTTTTATCAGTAATTCTAGACACAATACAATCTTTACCATTTAAAATTTCTCTTGTAGATTTTAATGTATCACCATTAAAATTAATTTGTCCCATATCTCGACCATCACCAAAATTATTGTAGTCATTAAAATAACCCATTCCCTTTGCTAATTGTTTTGGTTTCATATTATCCCTTTTATCCCTTCTGTTCGCTCGCTTGTTAATTTTTTGATAGGGTGCTCGCTCGTCAGCTTGCACCCCCTCCAGTTCTTTAGCAATGCGGGTTTTCTGTATCGCCCATTTATACAAACTTGATATTTCATATATTAAACATCTTGCACAAATTTTTTTTATTATGCTCGCTCGCTCGCTCGCTTGTTAATTTTTTTTCTTCAAATATTTTTTCTAGTTCTTTTAAAACTTTTGGATCTTTTAATTTATTCCAATTAATGGCCTTATTAAATTTAAAAAAATCTTTATTTTTTGCCATAACTTTTAACCTTTTCAATTATTATATTAGTTGTGTTTAATTTATAACATAATAAACAATCTTTGCATTTTTGACCCGTGCAATTTTGTTTTTTAACTTCTATATTTTCATAAACATTATTAAAAGTTTTATCAAAATGTTTAGGCGGTTTTTTAAATATGTGATTAATTTTTGGATTTGAATAAACTAAAATAAAATTTTTTGGTTTTTTGTTTTTATCAAAATACGGCTTAATTATATCGAATCTCTTCGTCCATAATGCAAAATTACAATGCGGGTTTTTAATTGCGATATTAATATAATTAATTAAATTAATGGTTGCTTTTTTCTTATCCAGATCTAATTCACCATGAGCATTAAATCTAAAAAACGCCTGATTAATTACTGGAAGGGCGTCAGGGTGTAAAATTTTTGATGTTAATAAGTCGCTGTTGCGCTGTAATGCGGGCGCCATATTTTGTCTAAATGTTTTTAACATTGTCCATGAATAACAAAGAGTGCAAATATTATTTGGATCATTTTTTGAATTTTGTTTTTGGCAATATTTATTTGTAGTTGTATTTGTCGATATAGATTGAAACCCCTCTAATTTGCCAGTCATTTTTGAAATATGTATCATAAACAATCAGCGCAATATCTTTGATCTAATTT